CTCACACAAGACCGTTTTGAACTATGCCAACCCGAACATGGACTACCTGCCAAGTCTTAAAAAGTTCGAAGGCATGCTGCTGTTTACCCAAAATCCGGTGGTATTGCAGAGCTGGGCACACCGGCTGGGTTACGCATTAATTCCGACAGGCTGCGATGGAGACAAGCATCACGAGCTATCTGTTATTGAAGCCATGATGCAGCACAACATCTGTAACGGGCAGGCCAACCAGAAAGTGTATGAAGCTTATGAAGATGGCGTGATCACGCCGGCAGAGTATGAAGAGATCCATAGCATCTTTTTAAGAATTATCGAATTTGCGACTGCGGCAGATCAGGCAGCCTACAAGCAGATGCAGAAATACACCGCCAATCTACAAAAAGAAAAAGCCTGACGGTTGAGGTCAGGCTTTTCCTATTCAAATGAGTTAGAGAAGCCAAATGAACAAAATCAATTTAACAGAACAGCCAGATAATCACAAACTTATTGATCTCAAACAAAATAACTCACCAGTCACTATTTTTAGATTCAGTTCTAGGTCGTCAGGTCGTAAGCCCAAGCGCCGCTTGGCTGAACCGGTAGCACTGTTTGTTACGGAGGCTCCATGAACCATCAGTTTGATGCACTGCCCGAATATAAGCAGTACCAGCAGGTGCAGTCCTTCTATGAGCCGGCGCTACGCATATTAAGCGAGCTGATCGAGCGCAACAAAGCCAACCTGCGTAAACGCGGCTATAACGAGGCCAATGCTGCACTGGCCCGGGACGAGTTCAGGGTGCAGATGTCCCGCCGTTTCAGAATCACAATGTACCTGTCGGCCCAGATCGAAAGCAGTCTGATGAGTGCCGGCAAAGTTAAATATTTCGGTGGATATATCCAGCCTGCTGATGCGGCTGGCCACCCTGAGGAAAAGGTGAAGCCATGAGCTTAGATGCAACCAACTGGGCCTGGAGAGTCGGACTGACCGAGAAGAAAGGCGGTAGTCGCATACCGCTGAAACGGCTCATCCTGCTCTCACTGGCAGACCGTGCCGGTGAAGACCATTGCTGCTACCCAAGTATGCAACGCCTTGAGAAGGATACCGGTCTTGAGCGTAAAACCGTACTTAAGATTATTGCAGAGCTTCTGGAAGATCACCTGATCTCAGACACCGGTGAACGAAAAGGTTCGACTAAGCGTGTAAAAGTCTATCGATTAAATGGCGTAAATGGTCGGGAAACGATGCCAAAAACGGAACAATTACAGGAAAAAAATTTATCTGAAATAGTACCGGAAACGGAACAGTACCAAAAACGGAATGATTCCGTTAACGGGACTTTGAATAATGCCAATAACGGGACTTTGAATAGTGCCGTTAACGGGACACAGAATCTCCCAATGAATCTCCCATTAGAATCTAAAAATAAAAAAGGGTGGCTTTGCCTCAAAAGACTTCGTGAAGAAATTTTTCTGGCTGATCCCGATTTGGATTTTGAAATTCTCATAAACGCAACTTGGGGTGAACGTGAAAAACGTGCATTCGAAATTTACAACACTGGAAAGGATCTCTGTGATGAGCTGATGAATTTCCATTTTGCAGACTGGTTAATCAACGCATATCGCACCAAGTACTCAAATTCGAATAGCCATCAGAAATCAAATGCTCCTGCAGAACCAAAACACCTGACTGAAAAACAGATTCAAACCTTTGCTCAAAAACTCGCTAACCATCCAGAGTTTGCTGGCAAGTACGCCGAACCAGGGGAATCTTATGAAAAGCTCGCTGCTCGCATTGCAGTAAAACTTGAGAAACCTGAACAAGCCAAGAAATGGGAAAGCTACCTGAAGCAGGTTGGATTTAGCGGTGTGTTGAAAGGAGATGCAGCTTGACTGAAGCAGATCGAACCTACATGCATTTGATGATCTTTAAAATCATGTCTTCACACAAAGGCCGTATCTCTATCAAACAAATTCATACTGCGATTGAACCCAATATGGGAATTTCAATCCGAAGCCTGCAGCGTTATCTAAATGGGTTGGCTGAATGGGGATTAGTAGCTAAGGACGGAGAAATACCACAGGGGTTTACGTTAACCGAAACAGCCAAATTATTATTTTTGGATTTAGCAAAAGGAATTGAGCATTGAGAGCTTATTCACTCGCTGAATACAAAAAAATGGTTAAAGCCACCAGACCGAAAGGGCGATCTACACACCCTAAGGTTAAAGGCGAAAAAGTACCGAATGAGTTTGAAGCGAAGCTGGCCAGAGAACTAAAGACATTAAAAATCGATTTTGAGCAGGAGTTTTATTTTCATCCTGATCGCAAGTGGAGAGCAGATTTTCACTTAATTGATAAAAAAATTTTGGTTGAAGTCGAAGGCGGGATATGGAGCGGAGGAAGGCACACAAGGGGTAAAGGTTACCTTGGAGACATGGAAAAGTATAACGCAGCGACAATGATGGGTTTTCAGGTAATACGGTTTAGTACTGATCAAGTGAAGTCAGGTCACGCGATCCAGCAGATAGAGATGATGGTAGGGGAAATACGATGAATGCAGCAGTGAAAGCGGAAATAATGGATTGGGGTAAGTTCACTATTGAGGAATGGCTTAAACAATACGGCGCTTATGTACAGGTCAGCCGAATGAAGTCAGGTCATGAACCGGATGGATTGCATGTGAATCAGATCTACTGGTTAATCTGTGAAAATAACAAAGGGGTGCAGTCTCGTAAGGATCAGATCATTTGCCAGATTAATGACTTTGAAGCTGAGCAGGTGCGTAAGTTGATTGTAGATTTTAATAAGTCGAGTTTGGTTTGTGCTTCAGCAAAGGTAGCGGTGCAGTTATTCATTGAGAAGAATGTGAGAGGGATGTCATTAAGCCAGATGGAGAGGGAATTTACCCTATCAAGAAGCTCAATTAACAATATGGTTTTTGCAGGAAGTTACTATCTGGTAGGTCATGACAAAAGACTTCGCTTAAAATGATTAAATAACTTGCGTTTAAATGCGAATATGCTATTTTGTGTTATAAGTGACCGAAGTGTAAATAATGCACTTGGTTCCAAAAGAAGCTCATCGAAAGGTGGGCTTTTTTGACATTATTTATTCATAAAATTAAGTGATAATGTCTTTTTGTTTTTGAGCTCTAATTGAAATGGCGATTTTAACTGTTAAAAAACTAGAAGATACTCTCGGTAAATTAGTGACTGAAGGTAAAAAGCCTGAAAAGATTTTATTAGGCTATAAAGCGTATGGCGAGCTAATGAATGATCGTAGCTTTTTTGAGGAAGTGGCTGGCTCGGCAATGGATCCAAACAAACGAAAATATAAAAATATTAAAATTAAGGTCACTCAAGACGAATACCAGTTTAACGTGAAATGTCAAAAATAGGTTTAAGCATCAAGGAAAGCTCGCCAAATGGTGGGCTTTTTGTTATTTAAAATATTGTTATTTTTATATTTAGCTAAAAAGCAGTTTAATAGTATCCACTATGCTATAAGTCGACTCCGTTATCTATTTTAAATAATCAAATGAGAGCGAATGGATGATGAAGATGGGTATGGATGGTGTGAGCTTATATATGCTGAAGCACTAAAACTATATAGACCGTCGAAATATGAAGCAGTTAATAAACTTAGATTCCTTGCCTCAATTTTAGAGCTATTTGCTGAAATACGGAATGAGGATGCAATTGTTGAAGTTAAAGCTGCGAATATAAAATTTAAGTTTAGATCTAAGAATTATGTATTTTGGGTTTTTGAAATACCTGATTACAAAGATCGAAAATTATACTTGGCATATATGAATAATCACTTAAGTAAGTTATTAATAGATTAAAAAGAAGCTCATCGAAAGGTGGGCTTTTTTATTGCTTAAAATTTATTACATGAAAAGAAAAGCAACTTAAACTCTATATTTGAAAACAGTTTCTTAATATTTTCTATACTTTCTTATCGAAGCCTTGGTGCTATATTGTTTTTGCGATAAGAAGAAGATGCAATACGAAGAAAGTGACTACAGCACTGGCCCACTTATTTGACGAGTAAGTGGGCTTTTTATTGCCTGTAAAAAGGCGACCCAAGCCTACTGGAGTGCTGACCAGTGGAACATGCCATCGAGTAAACTTCCTTCGGGAATCTAGACTAGGGAGTAGCGTCCCGACCTAAAGAGGATTGAAAGCAAGTAAAGCAGACCGTGCATGTTAGGTGTGTGTGATTGTGAGTAGCGTTTGGCCCTGCGAAAAGGGCTTTTTAATGCCTGAGAAATATTAGTGTAATCACACCAAGTTAAAATGCTTGATTAACCAGGAATGAATCTTGCTTAGTTCGACAAAGTTAATGACATTATTTCAGTAATGAATATTATAAATTTATGTTTTATAAGTGAAGATAACTGACATTTCTTGCGACATGATTGCTTGATTGTCCAGGAGTAAAATCATGCTTAGATTACTGATGTGTTTATTCGGCCTACACGGTGCGACTGAGATCGATTACACGATTGATGATGAAGAAATCAAGGTGTGTCGGGATTGTTTGAAAGAAGTTGAATAACAACCACTCAAGCAAAGAGCTGTTTCATAAAGCTGTAATATTTAAGCAATATAGTTGCTCTGCAAAAGAAGAAAGACGTTGTGACGCAAGTCAAGCCCGTTTAATTGGAGAGAGTTAAACGGGTTTTTTATTGAAATATATTGCTATTTTCCTTTTGTCGAACATATTACGACTCAAACCCCGTCATTAATTTGTCGGGGTTTTTCTTTTCTTATTGGTGGTACCCATGACAGATAAAGTACAAGCTAAACAAGACTTAGAATTTTGCAGTGCTGAGCTATCTAAGTATCAGAATCTTAGTCGATCAGGATTGACACTAAATGAGATGCGAACCATTGACGGCATCATGATTAAGTTGAAAGAGCGTATTAAGAATTTGCGTGAAGCGTTGTATGCGTGATGCTAGATGATTTGAAGTGGTGTTGTGTAGAATAGATATTTCAAATTTCAAAAAGCCCATCAGGTAGATAGGCTTTTCTTACTAATCAAAAGATTGAGCGATGATTTACTTTTTATCTGTATTTTCTTTTTGATCATCTTGCTCTTTAGTGGAGGTTGTATCATTTTGATTGGGTTTATCTTGTGTAGGCTTCTGTGTATGGTTTTCTGATTTAGGCTTGTTTTCAGTAGCATTATTTGAAAATTGATTGAAAGAAGCTTTTTGAGCGGTATTTGTATTAACTAACATAGTTTTCTCAATTTTTGTTGCCGAAGATTCGACCTATTCAGAGTGACATACTAGTAGCACTTACAATGGGATGATTTGGAGGGGTAAGTGTAGATATATGTAGGATTTAAATGTTTATATCTTATTTATATTTCAAAGGTTTTTATAATAAACCGGTCGCCAGATTGATCTGTATCACTATTTAAATAGTCAAGGTATTTAATTTATATCTTCTCGATACATTGCTGATACAAGGGGTGTATATGGATGAAAAAGAATATTTCTGGAAAACCAAGAAGCGTCCAATCAAAACCAAACCCCGCAATAAGCCACTACCGAAAACCAAAGAAAAATACTTAGAAGCAGAAGAAACCCTATTTCAAGAATTAGAAGAACATGCCATTGGTTATCGTCGAAAGTTTCAATTTGAATCAACCAAAAATTGGCGGTTTGATTTTTATATTGTGAAGCTGAACCTTCTTATAGAAATTGTGGGCAGTCCATGGGCGGTTGGTCGTGGTGGGAAAAAGATAGCGAATTCATTTAATAAGTATGATCTTGCTGAAGATCAAGGTTATACATTTGTGCGCCTTGAACCTCATCAGATTGAATCGGGTTATGCAATTAACTGGATTCAAAGTCAGTTAGAGAGATTAGACAATGGAACAGTTCAGACCATTCCCGCCGACGGAGCTGATTGATCAGGCTGAGCAAGAGGAAGCCATTCGCTTGGCACCAGCACCAGAGCTTAAAGAATGGGTCGTGAATAACTGGCTTACTCTCGGTGGTGAACTACATAACCCCGATCATGATCATATTGCTGAACTACTCCATGACAATGAAGAGTTCCTTGCATTCGCATGGGCATCATCTGCCGCCGTAGCGAAAAAACGTATGGTGTTAGGCCAATGTGAAAAGGTCATGTTTAACCAAGGTGGCTGGAAGAAAGCACGTCAAGAACAGCAAATGCGTGATTGGTACGGCTTTGTACCTCAGTACCTGATCACTGTGGATGCTACATTCTGTGAACAGGCTTCAGATCGTGAATTCTGCCGGTTGATTGAGCATGAGCTGTATCACATTGGGGTTGAGCGCGATGAAGACGGTGAAATCATTTATAGCGATATGACCGGTCTGCCTAAGCATTACCTGGCTGGCCATGATGTTGAAGTGTTCTTTGGTGAAACAAAACGATGGGGTGCTGATGAGTCTGTTAAAAGACTTCTAGAAATTGCCAAGAATGCGCCGTTTGTATCTGAAACGAATATTGCAGCATGTTGTGGGAACTGTGTGATTGGTTAAATTTTTTTGCCTATCTTGTACGACGTAGAACGACAAAGAGGTGTTTATGGCAGCATTAAAAGAGCCTGTAAAAATGTTTATAGTTCAGTCTCTTGCTTGCTTTGAAACCCCTCAACAAGTAGCAGACGCGGTAGAAGAAATATATAAGATCAAGATTGATCGAAAACAATGTCACAGTTATGACCCGACAAAATATGCAGGTCGTAATCTCAGTAAAAAGTTAAAGGATTTATTTGAGCAAACTCGCAAAGAGTTTCGTGAAAATATTGATGATATTGCGATTGCTAACAAGGCGTTTCGTTTACGTGAGCTTCAGAAGATGTATGAAGATTCTGGAAAAAATAAACGGGCAAAACAAAATCTGCTGAAACAGGCATTCCAAGAAACTGATGGTCGTGTGACAAAGCAGGAAATCACTGGTCCAGACGGCGGACCTATTCAGCAAGAAACTAAAAATCTTCCTCAATATACACCTGAACAGCTTGCTGGCATGACGGCGCAAGAGCTTTCGCGTTTAGCAATCAATGGCAAGTTATGACTTATGCAATCGAAGATATAGCGCCACTGATTAAAGAGTGGACAATCAATACACGTCTACCTGAAATCATTGAAGAAATGAAACGGCGCTATTACTACCGGATGCTGATAGAGCAGAATGAACTAAGTCGAGAGGCTGAAATCTACAAATGTAAGAATGATCCGGCTCATTGGTTTAATCACTGGGTATGGACTTATGATCCACGGGGCATGCCTTTTGGACTGCCGGCGAATATTCCTTTTGTTTTACGTCCTGGTCAGGTTGAGCTTGTTGATTGGCTATTAGAGCGTGAAAGCACCCAGACACACGGCTTGATTGAAAAAAGTCGTGATGAGGGTATGAGTTACGTTGTACTTGGTTTTTATCTGCACCGATGGCTATTTGTTGAAGGCTTTGCAGGTGGTGTGGGTAGTCGTAAGGAGGATCTGGTCGATAAGAAAGGTGATCCGAAAACGTTGCTGCATAAGTTTCGGGATATGTTTTCCAAGCTACCAGGCTGGATGAAGCCTAAAGGCTTTGTCGAAAAAGTGCATGACAACTATATGCGGATCATTAATCCAGACAACGGCGCAACCGTTACTGGTGAGGCCGGAGATAATATTGGTCGTGGTGGTCGTACCACAATGTACTTTCTGGATGAATGGGCATTCGTAGAGCGTCAAGAAGCAGTAGACGCTGCAATTTCTCAAAACACCAACGTGCATATCAAGGGATCAACTCCAAACGGTATTGGAGACAAATTTCACCAGGATCGTTTTAGTGGTCGTTACGCCGTTTTTACGATGGCATGGCGTGATAACCCAGATAAGAACTGGCAGGTCGAATTTAATGGCAAGCTAATTCATCCCTGGTATGAAAAACAATTGGCCACACTAGATGATATTGTTTTAGCTCAAGAGGTTGATATTGATTATGCCGCATCGGTGGAAGGTGTATTAATTCCATCAGCATGGGTGCAAGCTGCAGTTGATGCTCATCTTAATTTGAATATTCAGCCTTCAGGCGAACGTATGGGCGCGCTTGATGTGGCTGATGAGGGTAAGGATAAAAACTCTTTTGCCGCACGTCATGGCATCGTACTGCAGTATTTGGATACTTGGTCAGGCGTTGGTGATGACATCTTTGGCACAACTCAGAAAGCAATTGATGCTTGCCTTGATTTACGTTTGAACTCGTTTTACTACGATGCAGATGGCCTGGGTGCTGGTGTACGTGGTGATGCCCGAGTCATTAATGAGCAGAATAGATCCAAAGGTATTCCGGAGATCGAAGCAAATCCATTCCGTGGCTCAGGTGCGGTACACAACCCTGAGCAGGAAATGGTTGAGGCGCGTAAAAACGTAGACTTCTTTGCCAATCTTAAAGCTCAGATGTGGTGGTCATTACGCATAAGATTCCAGAATACTTATCGAGCCTTACAGGGTATGCAATATGACCCAGACAATCTTATTTCGCTCTCTACCAAAGATATAAACAAGCAGGAGCTTGAACAGCTCAAGCGAGAGCTTTCACAGCCTACTTATACTAAGAATGGTGCAGGCAAAATCCTAGTCAATAAGCAACCAGACGGGGCTTTATCTCCAAACCGAGCAGACGGCGTCATGATTTGCTTTAGTGATATCCGTGAGCGAAAACGGAAAAAACCTGCAGGTGCAGGTACTCGAACCTATTGATAAGGAAAAAACATGGCAAAGTCTAAAAAGGACAAAGCGTCAAAGAAGGCTTTGTCTTACGGCAATTTATACACTCAAGAAGCAGTCACTCAGTTTCTGGTGAACTTTGGCAAGCAACCAGATACCGATGAAGTGCTGCGCAAAGCTGGAATTACACGCCACAGATTGCGTGTACTGCTTGATGATGACGAGATTGCACAAGTAGTTGAAACACGGATTGATGCACTTTTAGCAACGCCATTGCGAATTGAACCAAATGATACGGATGAAGCGGAAAAGCTGAATCTCATCCTGAAAGAATGGTTCCATGAAATTGCTACTGCTGCCATGAGTGCACTGTTCTTCGGGTACTCGGTTCAGGAAGCTGTATATGAGCTAAAGTCGGAAGGTTATATTGGTTTGCAATGGATTGGTGAAAAACCGATGCAATGGTTTGAGCCTAAGAATGATGGTCGGCTAATCTATCGTCAGGATGGAAACAATGCAGAGCATGAGGTAGATCAAGCATTCAAATTCTTCTTAACACGCCGTAAAGCCACATACGAACAGCCATATGGTAAAGCGCTATTAGCCACGCTGTATTGGTTATTCTTCTTTAAGCAGAATGGCTTCAAATTCTGGGCGAAATTCCTCGAACGTTTTGGAACACCAATCTTACTGGGTAAGTGCAAAGATACTGAAACTGATGATATGAGCAAAGCCTTGTTAACTGCTCATGCTCAAAGCGTATTGTCGATTGATGCAGATGATGATGTTCAGATTCTTTCCGCACCAGGAACAAACGGTTCAGCAGGGGCAGCGTTTGAGGCATTTAATAATCAGCTGATTCGTCAGATCCAGAAAGTTGTACTAGGGCAGACACTTACCAGCGGGACTGATGGGAAGGGAAGCTACAGTCTTGGTCAAGTGCATGAAAATGTACGAATGGATAAGCTTAAATCTGATATTAGGCTTGTCACACCAACTTTACAGGCTGTGGTCAATGCTCTATGCGCTTTAAACGGTTGGGGGGATTATGAAGTGATGCTTGGTGAGAAACCAAAACCACTGAATAAGGACCAAGCAGAGCGTGATGTCCATTTAAAGAATGCGGGTGCAAATCTGTCTAAAGAATATTTTGTTCGCGAGTATGGTCTACAGGAAGGGGATTTGAATGAGCAGGTTCCTACCAGCTTCAATCAATTCTCTGCATTACCGCGCCAAGCATTCAACTTTAAGGCGTCAGCAAACAAACTATCACCTGAACAGCAAGAAGTTGAAGAATTGACTGACGGCCAGGATGAATTACAGCTACTGAAACCGGATCAGGTCAAGGAGTTGGTATTCAAGTCTGATAGCCCTGAAAGCTTGGCTTATAACTTGATGCAGTTAATACCTGGTGCAACTCAGACACAGTTTACGGCCAATCTGGATCAGGCTTTGTATGCTGCGGATGTATTGGGGTATGTGACGGCGCAAAATGGGAAGTAAGTTATGCAACCAGTCACATTCCTTGAGGCACTTCGGTTTGCTCACAGTAAAAAAATCGTGCTGCCTGATGAGTTTTATTCAATGGATCTAAAGACCCGGCAGATGGCAACTACGGTTAGTTTTCTATCGAGTCTTGAGCAAATTGAGACTGTCATCAAGGCGGTGAATAAATCCATTGCCGACGGCGGTACTTTCAAGGATTTTCAGAAGCTGATTGAAGAATCTGAAATCATTCTGCCAAAGCACTATCTGGACAATGTATTCCGTACCAATATCCAGAGCGCTTATGGTCATGGGCGGTGGCAACAACAGCAACGGAATAAAGCTAAACGACAATACCTGATGTACTCGGCGATCAATGATAGTCGCGTGCGTCCCAGTCATTTGGCTCTGAACCGGATTGTATTGCCGATTGATCACCCGTTCTGGCTAACACATTACCCGCCGCTGGGCTTTCGTTGCCGCTGCACCGTGATTGCCTTAACCGAGAAGCAGGCATTGAAATATGGCATTACGCCAGATGATCAGTTGCCTGAGATAGCTGAAGCCTTAGATTGGAGTTCTCATCCATTGCAGTTTGGTGAACTTGAATCACTGGTGGATAAAAAGATTAGTGCTTCGAGTTTAGATAAGGAATATCTACTCGAACAGAAAGAAGTCATCAGGGCAGAATGGACGGCGAGTAAAAAGCTCACCAGTCTGTTTGCTCCAATGGATGATAAAGCTCGGGACTTATTCGATACGGTGGCCAATACAGTAATGCCACTTGATCCAAGCATTCGGCCAAGTGCGATTCGTACCTTTTTGAACTATGTGCAAGGAAATGATGCCGCACTGTCTGGTTATTTAAACTCTGCTACAGGCTCACTAGCTGATGATGTACTTAAGCGCTGGCTTAGTGCTGATATGGCAGCAATTCAGGCTGTGGCAAGTAATACGGCTTCAACCGTGGTGGGTGCTGCGACACTTAATCAAGTAGCAGCTTATCAGGTAGGGCAGACAATCCAGTTTAATGCGCCGTTGTTAATGGCTGATACAGCTTCAGATATCGTAATCAAGATTGAGAATGCAAAAGGTTTAGGTATTGATCTGGATGCACTGAATGCTGGTAACGGCGTTCTCATGCCGATGGGATTGTCTTTTGAAGTGGTGTCGATTGAGGCGGTTGAAGGGCAAATGGTTTATACATTGAAAATTTTGAGTAATTGAGTTATTAATTGCAGTTAAGTCCAAATAATTAATAACATATCAATAAATATTTAAGGGGAATCATAGTGAGAATCATACCTGTCTTCTTAGTTACATGCCTAATAACTTCATTAAGTTATGCATATGAAGAGCCTATTAGCCGAGGTAAGTGTTTTATTGTAAAAAATAATGCTCCTCAGAAAATTCAAAAATGCTTCATATCCGCTGTAGGCGGTGCAGGTGGCATTATACGAAGTTATGAAATAGGAAATGACGTTTATGCGAATGAAATTTATGCAGGATCTGAGACTACCCCCGACATAGATAGAGTTGCAAAAAATAATTCTAAGCCATTAGATGCTAAAACCTACTATCGGCAAGATAAAACATTAAAAATTATTAAGAACCCGAGAAACAATGATTGGAATTGCATAAAAGACAGTAAATCAATCTCGAATTTTTGTTTTAAATATTGAATGACAGAGTTAACGCGTAACGTAAGTCATTAATAATGAAATTTCTCAAAACCGTCCGAAAGGGCGGTTTTTTTATGGAGCATGAAAAATGCCAAAAGAAGAGGAACATAAGCCGAATCAGTATTGCTTCCAGGTTGGAAATTTAAATGTCGATCTAGCTGAAGAAGGCAAGAAGAAGCGGACTTTCTCCGGTGTTGCATACAGTGGTGAAGTTATTACCGACCATTGGTATTGGGAACGAATCATCTTTGATCTTGATTCTATGCAAATTAAAGGTCGAATTCCTGCGTTACTGGATCACTCAACTCGGCAACGCGCTGGAGCCATCAATAGCCATAGCATTGATCACCAGAATGGCCTAACAGTTTCAGGCGATCTAATGAGTAATGAGTTTGGTGCTCAGGTTGCCCAGGACTCTGACGATGGCTTTCCATGGCAGATGTCAGTGCGCATTGAACCCTCTGCAGTCGAAGAAATTCAAGCAGGCGCATCAGTCACTGTAAATGGGAAATTGCATCAAGGACCTATCACGGTTTTCCGTGGTGGTCGTATCCGTGAAGTGTCTTTCTGTGCTTTGGGTGCGGATGGCAATACAAACGCAGTGGCAGCAAGTCACTCTCCAAAAAACTTTAATCAACCAGAGGACACAGACGTGACCGAATTAGAAAAAGCACAACAGGCCAAAGAGCAGGCAGAGCGTGAGCGTGATGATGCCCTAGCTGAACTTAAGCAATTCAAAGCACAAAAGCGTGCTGATGAAATTGCAGCTTTAGAAACTGAGCTGAAAACACAGTTTAGTGCTGAAGATAAAACAGCTTATACCAATATGGACGATTCAGTTTTTGCCTTCACGGCTAAGCAACTTCGTCAGTTCTCGGCAGGTAGCCAACAGCCGCCAGCTACACCACAGGCACAACAAACACCAAATGTGAATCCAGCATTTGCTCACCTGTTTAGCCACCAAGCTAATCCGGGGCAAGGTGGCCAGTCGAATAATACCGACACTCACAAATTCACTTCTGGTGCACAAGCATTTGCAGAACAAAAGGGGAAATAATTCATGGCTATTCACTATGTACCGCCTATTTCAGTCACATCAAAACGGCTGATCCTGGACAATGAAAAATTACGTCGTGCCAATGCCAAGGTGCCAACCGCTACAGCATTTAAATATGGCGATCTTTTAACACTGTCAGATGCCAATGTGCTGGCTCACGCTGTAGATGAAAAAACATGGGATGTGATCTGTGGTCAGGATGTATCAGCTGCAGAAGCCACAATCAAGGCCGCTGATGGGATTGAAATTCCAGTGTATTACGGCGGCGTCTTCAATGTTGAAGCTGTATCTGTAAATGGAACCTTGCTTACAACTGCTCAATATGACGCAGCGCGTGCACAGGCAACTAAAAACAAAATCGAACTTTCTAAGGTGTAATTAACATGCCACAGTCTTTTAATCTTGAGGGCACTCCGCTCGAACTTCTTGATGTGGGTGAACTCGCACTGATTCACTCGAATTACCGTCCGATGGATACCTGGCTTTTAGACAAGCTTTTCCCGAACCGCCCGTTATTCACCCGTGATGATGTGCCACTGGCTGAAGTATCTGCCGAACATGATCTCGCACCATTGGTCTCACCGCAACAGCCTGGTAAGCCATTTGATACCACCCAATCTGGTGAAGTACGTCATGTTAAACCGGCTTACTACAAGCCAAAGAACCAAGTCACTCCGGCTGAAACTTTTGAAATTGCCTTGCTTGAACGCTTACGTACTGCGGGTATCATCTCAACTGGTAACCAGCGATTGTCTGAGCAAGAGCAAATGATCATTGCTCAAATCTCGGTAATGAAGCGTAACCATGATGCGATTGATAACTCGGTCCTCATGATGGCAATTGATTTACTGAAAAATGGTAAATACGCGCTTCACTCGGATGATTATGAATACAACCTGGTGGATTACCGTCGTGATGCATCTTTGACATTTACGCCGTTAACCAAGTGGAATGAAGCGGGTGCCAAGCCGGTAACGGATATCCGCACCATGCTTGAACGTCAATTGGCGGCTGATGGTGGTGAAGCCAAGCTGTCTGTTATGTCTGGCTTGGTTTGGGCAGCTCTCTGGAACAATGAAGAGTTTAAGAAAGAGTTCATCACGCCGTATGCCGGTATTTCTGTTCCAGTGAATCCAAGCTTTGGTGTCAAAGAATCTGCGACATTCAAAGGTACTTTTGATGGGGTCGAATTCTGGGTATATGACGCAACTTACCGTAACAAAGGTCAAGTGAAGCGCTTTATTCCTAAAGATTACTTCTCATTGATCTCCGATACTAATGGTTCAGTTGCTCACTGTAAGATCAAAAATATGTTGGCCAACGGCGTTGCTCAGCAGTACTTTGACCGCCAGTGGTATTGTGAAGATCCAAGCGGTATCATGCTGATGACCGAATCTGCTCCACTGGTTGTGCCGTCTAATAAGAACGGTGTAGTTGGTGGTACTGGCTTTATCACTCTATAAGGAGCAAGACATGCCAAAGTACACAGCAAAACAATCCATCGGGCATTTTATGCCAGGTGATGAAATCAAAGGGCTTGAAGCTAAACAACTTCAGGCCCTTTTAGCATCTGGGGCTATTGAAGAATATCAAGAGCCGGAAGAGCCTAAAGCAGATGGCACTGCTGCACGTTTGGCTGAACTTGAAAAGGCCAATGCTGAGCTGACAGCAGCAAATAAAACCTTAACTGAAGCCAATCAGGCCGCAGTTGCTGACAAGGCCAAATCTGATCAAGAAGTTGCTGATCTGAAGGCTAAGGTGGCTGAACTTGAAAAGGTGAAACCTGCTGCAAAACCTAAAGCAGACCCAAAACCTGCTGACGAAACCAAGTAGGTGATCTATGTATGCGACTGAAGCAGATTTGGTCGCACGATTTGGTGATGAGATTGAAAATCTGAAAACGATGCTTCCTTCTCAATCATCTGTTCAGGATGCAATTCAGGATGCAACGGAAGAAATTAACGGCCACATCGGCGGCCGTTATCCTTTGCCGCTGCCTAATGTGCCGAGTAATTTAAAGCGTATGGCGTGTGATATTGCACGCTATCGTCTTTATTTCCAGCAACCCACCGATGAGGTGCGACAGCGTTATGAAGATGCAATCGCATTCTTAAAACGTGTTGCTGATAACAAAGCTCACTTGCAGATTCAATTACCTGAAACTAATCAAATCGTGGAAGACCAACCCAAAGGACGACCTTCGACAGCACCGGTCGGTACTTCATATACCGGTGGCGTATTTGGGGATTCTATCCTGGATCAAATGCCCAGCATGAAGTGAGGTGCTTATGGCTTTTGCAATAACCATTCAGGCAGATAGTTCACCGATTGAAGCAGTACTTAATCAATTAGGTAACTTTGATTCATTAAAGAACCAGTTGTTTGATGAGATTGGTGCTGGACTGGTCAATAGTATTCAACATCGGTTCCTAACTGGTACTGGTGTAGATGGTAACCCATGGAAGATTTCATGGCGTGCACGTATGCAGGGTGGCGAGACGCTGCGCGATACTGGCCGCCTAATGAATTCTTACACACACAATGTTCTTTCAAGCGGTGTGGAAGTGGGTACAGATGTTGCGTATGCACCCCATCTACATTACGGCGCAACAATCCTACCCAAGAATGGCCAATACATTACTTTTGCAGTGGGTGGTCAATATCGGAAAGTTAAGCAATCCATTATTCCGCCTCGGACCCAACTTGGTCTTGATGCTGAAGATGAGGTTATGGTCTTAGATATTGTCGGGAGTTTTATAGATGAGCACCTTCTTCGCGGTGCGTGATGAGATTGCAGAAAAGCTGAAAGAAATTCCAGAATTTCTAAAGATCTATACGCCGTTGAATTCAGTCAGCGTAACAGAGATGTCGCAAGTCACGCCGTCGGCACACGTCAATTTTGTTCGTATTGACAAAAAAGCCAGTGCAGGTCGTGGAAGTATCAATCAGATCGGTCAGCAATGGGCAGTTACGGTTGCATGCCGCAATGCTCAATCTCAGATGACTGATGGACATGCTGTAAGTGATGAAGCGGGGTTTTTGACTGAGAAGGTGATTCAACTGCTTTCCGGTTGGCAGCCTCAAGCATCACGTACGGCGCTGGAATTTATCTCAGTTCGGGATGGCTATAGTCCAGGCTTTGCATACATCACGATTATTTTTGAATCACAAAAATTCATTTAGGAGCCAGTCATGGCAAAACAATACAAGGCAACTCAGCCTGTCGGTCGCTTTAAAAAAGGTGATGTAGTCGGCGGGCTGGATGATGCTCAAATTAAAAAATTAGTGGCAGATGGTGTGATTCAGGAAGTACCTGAAACTAAAGCCACTGCTCCAGCCAAGAAAACCACAGGGGATGAAAAGTAATGGCTAAATCAGATTTAATCTCGCTTCAAGGCGAGCTTCATTTGGCGAAGATGGTTAATAGTGTGCCATCTGCCTTATTGCCCGTTGGTAATACACCGGAATTGCAGATCGCAATCTCTAGTGAATCCACTGATCACTATGAAAGTAAAACCGGCCTCCGTGCTAAGGATGCGGTACTACGCAAACAAACTGCAGTGGCTATCTCTGGTACGCTTGAAGAAGTAACAAAGCAAAACTTAGCAATGGTCCTAAGTGGCAAATCAATCGAAATCCCTGAAACTCAGCTGACTGATATTACTCTGGGTGCTGTAGAAGCTGGCGCCATGATTGACTTAGGACATCGTAATTTAAGTGAAGTGGATTTTAAAGACAGCTCGGATGTTGCCATCACTTCAGATAAATATGTACTGGATGCTGTTTACGGCACAGTCATTTTTAATGAAGCTATTGTTGGTTCAGTTAAGTTTTCTGCCAAAGCCGGTGCTAAGACACGTACTACAATTGCAACTAACCTAGGTAATGAATATCGCTTGCTGTTTAAAGGCATTGATACTGTTACAGGCGATAAGGTGATCTTAACTTTATGGCGCGTCGAATTTTCGCCAGATACCGAGTTTGATCTAATTCATGAGGACTTCGGATCTTATTCAATTGAAGGTGAAGCACTGGCAGATATCTCTAAAGCTAATGATGAAGAGCTAAGTGTATTTGGTCATATTGAGCGTTTTAGCGTAGCTGCATAAACCCATAAACCACACAGGCACAAAGAACTCCACGGCGCATTAGCGTCTTTTTTTGTGCCTGCCTTATAGTAATAAGTCTTAAAACATTTAAGATGAAACTTAATAAATAGTAAAAAAATAAAGATTATGTAATCTTTTGTTATTCTAATTTTCATCTGATGGGGATATAAAAGATATTCAGTTCATGTTAAGAATAAAACTGCTATGACTAAAATAGAAATATTTGTCTCCATCCTAGCCGTAATAATTATTTCTACTTTTATTTATCTTGTATGTCAGTAAGTTAGTAAGCTAAGAACCGCCTTTGGGGCGGTTTTTTGATAAGTGGAAGTTTCACCTGGCTATATAAGTCGAATTTTAAAAAGTCTTAAAATAGTAAAACATAACTTTACAAATCCACTCTCCCTAGATGTTAGATAAGATTGAAAATTAATGTAAAGTGTCGCCCTTAATACATGGGGATATTATGAAAAATTTAAGCTTATTCTTTTTTATTATGATTTTAGCGGGTTGCGGACACAGAGAATCTAACGGTCAGCAACCTGATCTAGAAACAATCAAGAAAGAACAGCTTGAATTTGCAAAAGAAGCCACTAAAGAATTCATTCCCAATCCTGATTCAGCTAAGTTCCGCAATCAAGTCGGGGATTGTGGGGAAGTTAGCTATAAGGAAGTAGGCGGCACAGATATTGATTTCCAGCGTTTCATTGTGCTTGAAAAGAATATAGTGCTTGTAGAAAATCAGATGGATCCAAAGCAATTTGAGCTTTCATGGAAAAGCTCCTGCACACCAAGTTGGAATAAATAATTATAAGGCCCTCATTTGAGGGCTTTATTTTATTCATCAGATGATTCTGATTTCTGGTCTTTACCATCTCCATATTCTAGAGCCACTTGTTGTGCTTCAGCTGCAGCAGTGGCTTCTATTGGAATCGAGTCAGCTGCGATAGCAACGGTACCGGTAAATCCCATTAAAGCTAAGATTAGAATTTTCGAATACTTTTTCATTTGAATTTCCTCTACGTTTCTAAGACTTAATTTCAGTGTAGAGAATGATTTAAATCGTGGATGTAGCAGCTATGTCGGGATATGTAAGATATTCAGGTCTAAAGTTATAGGTTTCTAGGTTTGCGTAAGAATGCTTTTCGGTTGAAACTTTTTGTTGAGTTGCTTAACGAAATGTTTGAATGCTTCAGTAGGTAGCTACACTCTACAGAAACTTCCCTAACTTCTAAATCTTTGTAACATCCAATAATTTTTTTGTAATCTTTATGTTATAAATTGTTTGCTTTGCTTATCATGTGAATGATGAAAAGTGGAGTACCGAAAATGCTAACAAAAGCAGAAATCGTTGTTGTCGTTCTAATGGTACTAGCCTTAATTCTCATCGTTTATGAGATGGGACAAGGTGGTAGTTGGACTTTATAGAATTTAGCCTTTATCAACGGTAAAAGAAAAGCACCTTCGGGTGCTTTTTTAATGTCTAAAATTTATTTCGAGATCCCATCATGAATGATTTTTTCTTAGCAACGAATCGAAGCATTAAGCTCAAAGATATCGAAGTGCGCCAGATCCAGATGAAAGACTTTGATATCTGGGCAATGCATGCTGAGCCGTTAAAGAACTTCATCAAAGACCAAAATCATTCAGATGAGATTTTGACAGGGTTATTTAAGGCTCACGGTGTACAAGTCATTTCGACAATGGCATGCGTCACTGATCTGGACAACGAATCACTGTTAGAACTTGCTGCTGATGAGGAGGGATTTAAAGATCTACTTAAAGCGGTGCTTCTCGTTAATCAAGCTTATTTTAAATATGAAAAGCTAAAGCGTGGAGCTAAAAAGAAAGATGACTCCACCTGGTTTGATTCATTCCAGTTTCTGGTATCAATGGGCCATCAGCATAGCGAAATTATGGAAATGACCTACGGCGCGTTCCAAAGCTACGTCACAGCAGCAAACAAGCTCTATAAGCAGGGAATCTTTAATAACGCCGTTGCCGGGCGTGTTGCTCAATCTGATAAGAAAGGCTTTGAGTCATTCAAGAAAGAAATGGTTTCGGATTGATCAAGTAACACCCTAAAGTTATGATGGGAAAATAATAATTTAGGGAATAGGGAAAATGGCTAAAGTGGAATGTCTTGTTTGTGGACGTGTAGGCTCTGCAAAAACTAAAGGTAGTTTTGTTATAACTATCGTTTTGCTTTTTATTGGCTTGCTTCCAGGGATAATATATGAAATCTGGCGTAGATCAGGCGGTAAGGTCTGTGGTTCTTGCGGCAGTCAAAATATAAGACTTTATTCACCTTTGCCTAAACAAATACAGCAATCAATCCAACAAGAAGCACAGCCAGAAGTTTTTAAAATACCAAACAAAACCAAATTAGTCGCAAATGATATATTTTCAAATAATGCAGGTAATTTTGTAAAATTGGACGAAAATGGAGTCGAGCAAAAGAATTGCCCTGATTGTCGCGAACTAATTAGATTTGATGCGAGAAAATGTAAGCACTGCGGCTCAATCTTAGAGGAAACATCTTAAACACTTATATTTATACCCAGTGTTATACCCGCTTCGGCGGGTTTTTTATTGCCTAAAATTTAGAGGTCAGCATGTCTGGTAAAAATTTAACATTCAAATTAATCATGGATGCCGACACTAAAGGTTTTGTTGGCAATATTAGACAGTCAGAAGATACAGTTAAATCAGTATTCAACACAATTAAGCAAGAATCTGAACGCTTAAAACAGGCAACTGCCGATGCTTCGAAAGAAATGGGAAATATTATCCCTAAAGGCACGACAGAGCTTGCTGACAAGCTTACCCAGTCCCTAAATGCTGCTACAGGCATTATCAAAGATGCTGGTGACAACGCAAAATCTACAGCAGGGAATTTTACTGATTTTGGCAATAGAACCGAAAAAGCTTTAGGCCAACTTAAGAGTGATTTAGTTCAAGCCAAACAAAACCTTGAAGCATTTTCTAAAACCAGTGCTTCACCTGCAGATATTGAAAAAGCACAGGTTCAGGTTGATCAGTTAGAAAAAGAAGTACAGCAGACTGATCAGGCATTTAATAATTTTCAAGCTGAAGTAGGTAAAGCCAACAACAGCTTAAGAGAAACAGACACAGCAGCTCAGACGGCGCAAAAAGGTATTGATGGCGCTAAATTTGCTGTTAACACACTTGTGGGCGCATTAACTGCTCTTGGCATAGGTTTAGGTATTCGTGAGCTTGCAGAAGCTGCCGACTCATACACTAACCTCTCTGTTCGTATTCAGATTGCTACCCGTGAAGGTGGTAATTTTAATTCTGCAATGGCTGGAGTTCATCAGGTAGCACTTGCCACAAATTCTAGTTTACAGGCAACAGGTGATTTATTTACCCGACTGAATACAGTCGGCAAAGAAATGGGGATGACGCAACAACAAGCGCTAGACCTGACTAAAACAGTTACCCAAGCCATTCAGATCGGTGGTGGTTCAGCTCAGGCCAGTGAAGCGGCTGTACAGCAATTCATCCAAGCCATGCAGGGCGGTGTTCTTCGTGGTGAAGAATTCAACTCTATGATGGAAAATGGTTACGGTCTTGCTGAGGCTCTAGCTAAAGGGTTGGGAGTCACGACTGATGAACTCCGCAAGATGGCGGAAAATGGTGAGCTTTCAGCAGAGCGTGTTATTAAAGCTTTGCAAAGTCAGGCTACCCAGATCCAAGAAACCTACAACCAGTTTCCAACTACTATCAGCAATGCACTGCAGAAGATTTCTACACAATGGCAGATTCTGATTGGTGAGATGGATCAGGCCAATGGCTCAAGTGCAACGGTAGCTAATGCACTATCAATCATTGCTGATAATCTTGGAATCCTCAAAGTATTCTTTGATGACGTTGCTGAAGGTATTGGGTGGTTCCAGGGTAAACTATCTGAGATTGATCCATCTACAATTGAAGCAATCCGAAGCACGTTATCGGCTGTATACGACACAATTAAAACTGTCATATCCAGTATGGCGGGGATTGCTGAAACAGCATGGAGTGCCTTTACATCTACTTTAGATGCAGTAGCCCCGTTATTTAACGCAATTATGGGTGGTAAAGAAGAAGTTAGTGGTTTAACCACTCTATTCAATGTTTTTAAAGTTGCATTGGGGGTGGTATCTGATGCTGCAACTGGCCTAAACATTGCTCTTAAGTTACTCCTTGCGGGTATTCAGTTTATTTCAGGAGGTATTTATGCACTTAGTGCCGCCGTCCTGGATTTCTTAGGGTTCGATGATCTTGCTGCACAGGCTCAGAATGCGTCTGATGCTCTGTTTAGACAGGCCGAAAAGAATGGAAGAGAAGCCAATAGACTTGCGCTTGAAAGCAAATCTGCGACAAGAGAAGCAATTCGAGAGATTCGTCAGACTGAAGATGAGGCAAATAAAGAGCGGGTTGCTGAGAGCCAAAAAACTCTTAATGAATTAAAGCTTCAAGAGGAAAAGCATAAGGCTGACTACAAGGCTATTAGTGATGAGCGTGTTCAGCTAGAGCAGCAGCTCTATGAAGCACGCAAAACTGGTAATCAGGCTGCAATTGATCAGGCTGTAAAAGGTCTTGCTGACTTAGATACTAAGGAAAAAGCGTATCAGGCTGAAAGCCAGAAAATCACTGAGGCTAAGATTAAAGCTGCACAAGATTGGGTAAATGCTCAACTTGCAGCAGCAGATGGTACTCAAAAAGCAGCGGATGCAGCCACCCAGAAAACACTACAAACTACTCTTGCGGCTCAAGGTTTAAAAATTGAGTTTGATAGTACTGGCAAAGCAATTGTCAAAGCCATGGATGACGGTGCTAAGGCCACAGAGGGTACGGCAAACGCAGCTGATAAAGCACGAAAAGCTGCAACCGCTTTAGGTCTGGATCTGGATGTTTCCTTAAATCGTGTCTCTGAAAAGTTTGCAGAAAATGGCAAAAATGTTAATAAATTTGCAGCAGGCCTTGATGATCTTGGTGTTAAGGGAAAGCAGGCTGGGCAGGTTACCTATGAAGCTTGGTTGACATGGCTGGAAACCGCCAAAAGCCAAGCTGAAATTAATATGGCCAAAGCAAAACTTCAGGAGTTCGGGGACCAGGGCAAAGTTTCAACAAGTCAGGTAGAGCAAGGCCTCATTGCTATCAAGTTGCAGGCTCAAGGACTACCGGATGATATTGACCCGGTAACCCAAGCTTTCAAGCGTCTAGGTATTCAGACCAAAGAGCAGCTCAAGCTTTCCGCTCAACAAGCTTTGATGGATTACATCACAATCCGGGATAGCGGCAAGGCTACAGCTGAAGGTATCCAGAAAGCTTACGAAAAAGCCGCTCAGTCTGCCGCTGCATCTGGTGATGCTGGCGTTATTGCTGCAACCAATGCTGCAAATGCTGGGCGTAATCTTGAAATTCAAATTGATGACACAGGCGTTGCCGCCGTCAAGACCATGGATGACTGGGAGAAGGCGAATCATCGGGTCAGAGACTCTGCACATAGAATCGGTGATGGATACCGTCATGCAGGTCAGATCGCACGGGAAGAGGCTAAATCTTCAACCGAAGCCTGGGCTGATGCAGTCAATAAAGCTAAAGGTGATTTCAATAAGGAAATGAAGCGACAGGGCGATGCATTAAGCAAGGGTATTTATGGCTATGATTCTTACACCAGAGATGAAGTACTTTCCGAGCTGAAAAGTAAGGGGTATAGCGATAAGGAAGCTCAAAAACTGGCTGGTGATATCTGGTCCAAAGCTCTGGCAGCAGATCGTGATGCTAAGGCCCAAGGACTGGGTAAAGATGGCAATCCAGCTATGAAAGCATTGATCAATGCTGAATTTGATCGGGCAGCAGCGAATGGTCTGACCACTCAGCACGGAACCAACAAGATCAATGAGCTACTTCGCAATATCAACCTGGCTTCGACGGGGGTGAATGATTATGCGCCGTCTATTCCTTCGGTGCCATCTGTCAGAGACACTAGTCAGCCTACCAAAGAAGTTACTTATAACTTTGATTTCAATGGTAAGCAGATGCAATTTAGTGGGCCAGCAGGTCAGGAGTCTTTAATGAATGAGCTTGTGAATCAATTAAAAATACAGGCGAGATCTACATGAAATTAATCCGCTTAAGCACATCTGAAACCGTCCCATTAGAGGACGGTTTTTTATGGCCTGATGAATTCTCATGGAAGGCCATTGAGCAGACTCAAGGTTATGCCATGGATGGCTCCCTGATCATTCAGGAGGGCAAAAAGAAGTCGGGTCGACCAATTACCTTGCAACCGGCAGATCAGGAAATGGGTTGGATCAAGCTGCGTGAATTACGGACTGTTTTGGAATGGTCCAAGCTGCAGGGTGAGAATTTCAAACTGCGGTTTGATCAGCCGCATGACAACCGACAATTCACCGTCAAATTTAACCACCAGGATGGAGCTTTAGAAGCTGCACCGGTAAAAGGGATTCCAGCGGTATCACTGGATGATTATTTTAATGTGACCTTGCGCTTTACGGAGTTGGACGATGGCGATTGAAACCAAGGATTTAGTAATCTACAAGTCTGAACGCTTGACGGATAACTCTGATGGTGGTGGTAAATACTCGGGTGTAGTAGTCCAGGATGGCATTAGCAACAACCTGTTCAATGATGTGTCTGAGATGGATCGGACCATGGGTGATGTGTCCATGCGCAAGGTCTTTCCGGCAGTCACAACCGAAGACACTGACCTATTGATGGGCGCCACAGTATTTGTATCTGAACTGCCCGCAGATCCAAACGTATCGGCACTGCTATTTAGCACCAAGAACTGGACGGATGAGCGCCAGTCGGCTCAGAACCGGGTAGAGAATTATCTGGCCAAAGGCGGGCAGATTGCTGGTACGCCACTGGATACGCACTGGAAAGGTATGTCATCACTGCAGGTGGCTATGTTTCCACAAGAAACTGAAAGCTCGGTCGGCGATACAATTGTCCTGATCAGTGATGAAGGTGAGGCTTTAGAGCGTGAGCAGTATGTGCGTATTACCAAGGTTGAAACCCGTACTGCAATCATGGTCATCGATGGTAAAAATGTTGAATACAAGGTTGCTACGTATTCCTTGAATGATGCTCTTGAGGTTGACTTTGTGGGTCTTTCAGCGCGTCAGTGGTACAACGGTGAAAAATCCAAAACTATCATCCGTGATACCATTGTTGCTGATACCGGCCTGTACTATTCATCTACTGCATTGGCTTCTGAAGCCAATGTGGGTGAATTCACGGTAAATGCCAAAAGTATCTTTGCTCAACTCATCCCATCTGCCCAGACTGGAACTCCGATCATTGATGTAAACGCTGCGGGTGAAAGTGTAGTTCTGGTGGCGGGTAATGAAGGCACCATCACGGTTAACTATCCCGGTATGACTATTGGAGTGAGCCAAAACCTGTATATCGGTTCTGCGGTGATTCCATCTAGCGTGGCGTTTACATTACAGGGGCAGCAGATCACCGATCAGGGTGGCTTGCTTAAAAATACTCAGGGCACTCAGGTCGGCACGATTGATTATCAGCGTGGTTTGATTCAGTGGACTGCGGCAGCACCGGCTGGAACCGTAAGTTTGAATATTACTTTTAAACCAGCAGCTGCACCGAATCAGTATTACCAGAGTCACGCCATTCCGGTGACTCAAAATAACCAAAGCACCAACTGGACCGGAGTTTTAATTCCAATTCCTGCACCTGGTGCTTTGTCGATCTCGTATATGTCACAGGGCAAATTCTATGAGCTTAAAGATGATGGCTCGGGCCAGTTAAAGGCTGCCAGTCCATCCTTTGGTTCAGGCATGATCAATTATGAAACTGGCTCTTGGCTATTAACCACTGGCGCATTACCAGATGTAGACACACCGATTCTGCTGAACTGGGGCACACCGATTATCACTTTTGTGCGATCTAATTTAGGTGTAGAAAAAGCTGCATTTGAGTTTGATTTAGGTCGACCGGGTGTATTGCCGGGTATCACCATCAATTGGACGCTTGAGGGTGAGGCGAAAACTGCAACATCAAATGCTCAAGGTAAGTTTACCGGAGATGCTACAGGTGAAATTAACTATGCCACCGGTACTGGCAAAATCATTCCAAATAAGTTGCCACAAAAAGGTACGGTCTTTTCGGTGATCTATAACTATGGATCATCACTTGAACAAACCAAGATGGATGTTACCCCTGCAAATCAAAAGCTGACCTTTATCATTGGTACAGGACCAGCAATTCAGCCAAATAGTGTTGAGTTAAAAATTCCACTTCAAAGCAGTGAGGGGATTACAGGGTCTGTAACTCTGACAGATGTGCCGGTGAATGCAACTATGGGTAATCTAGTGAATAGCCGCGGTCAAGTGCAAGGCACCATTATCTATGCCACTGGTGCAGTTGAAGTCACACCAAAAAGTACAGCGAGCAGATTTGTGCAAACCTTTACACCTATGGCTACCTATGCGGCTGCCTAGCGAGGAAATATGTCTTTTTATTCTCCACAAACGTCAGATATTCAAGGCGAACAGGTTGAGCTGAAGGCCTTTAATGCTGTTGATGTTCAAGTGAAATACCGAGATACATCTGGATCTAACTCGGCAACGCATACAGTGACGGCAAACAAGCTCAAATTGGATTTATCCTCCGGTTTTGATGAGCAGATCTTAACTGGATCTGCACGTTTTAAGGTCGGTGTGGATACCTTTCTTGATCGTACAGGCTTGCTGTATCGCAATGTAAATCCAGCCAATAATAGTGGTATTCAATCCGGCGTGCTCCAGTATGGTACCGGGATCGTTGAAATTGATTCCTGGACACCAAATGCAGATAACACAATTACACTGGAATCCTTAACCACCACAACTGACTTGTTGCCAGTCAATAAGATCAGTTTTAGAACCCCAATTATGCCAATCCGACCACAGTCTTTAACCGTGGTGGTGGGTACCATTGAATTTGGTCAGCTCACACTAACCGCTGATGAAAATGGGATAATTGAGACCAGTCGGGCGCATGGTCAGGTGAACTGGGATAATGGCTTTGTGACGATTTACTTCTACACTAAAACCAAGATCACTGAAGCCAACCGGACAGAGATCGAAGCGAATGACTGGTATGATCCACTGCTGGAATATCAGGAGGGGGCAGATACTTATATCAATCTCCCAGTCTGGGTCGATGCTTCATCCGTACGCTATAACGCAGTCGCTTATACCTATATTCCACTGGATTCTGAAATTTTAGGCCTATCAGCAACTCGTTTGCCGATTGATGGCCGGGTGCCGATCTTCCGGATTGGCGGCATCGGAATTGTCAGCTCAAGCAAGGCGCAAGAGTTACCAAATGCAATTGCAGGGACCACATATGACCTGAACGATCAGCGTATTTCATGGGCTGAACTTGAAGATGCTAACGGAACGAAAGTAGCTTTCGATTTGTACACAGTGGATTATGATTATGGCCGCGTGACATTGGGCGGCGACTTCGCACTGGGTAATCTGGTTGCACCACTGACAGTGAAATACCGTTATCAGGATATGGGGCTGATCCGTGATGTTCAGATTAATGGTCAGCTGACTTTCACCAAGCCTTTAACCCATAACTATGATGCAGTGGATACGATTGTTGGATCTGCTTTAGTGATTGGGGATATGCAGGCACGTTATACCCGCAAGTTTGTGCAAGGGTCTTGGAGTAATACCTGGGCTGATGAGCCTAATAGTGCTGGTATTTTTTCAAATTATAATGATGCGTTATATCCGATTGAAGTATCAAATAAAGGAACAATCCAGGAGCGTTGGGCCTTAATTTTTACTGATGCGACCAATTTCCGCTGTGTTGGTGAATATTCAGGGCAGATCGGCACGGGGAGTGTGAATATTGATTTTTCACCGATTAACCCTGTGACTGGCTTGTCTTACTTCACGGTAAAAAAAGAAGGTTGGGGAGCAGGCTGGGCCAATGGTAATGTGTTGCGCTTTAATACTGTAGCTGCAAACTTCCCGGTTTGGGTGATCCGCACTGTAAGACAATCCGAACCCACCACTATCTCTGATGAATTCCAGATCATGCTGCGCGGTGACATTGACCGCGTGGTTTAAAAGTTAAATCAAATATGGCCGCTTGATGCGGTCTTTTTTATGAGTGAATAAAAATGGCAATGAAGCAGACACAAACTAAATTATTTGATTTTTCGGATGTAGGCTTGGATTTCAGTCCGGGATCAAAAAACCTATTCCCGGATCGTTTTAAGAAAATGTTAGCACTGGGCTATAACGAACAGACTGTTTCAAGCGTGGCTGTAACAGGCAATCAGGTCACTTTCACTTATGGTGTTTCACACGGATATAAGTCTGACCGTGTTTTAAAGATTGATACAGGTTCTTTAGCATCAATAAATAGCGGTGAGTTCTGGATTGATTCTGTCACTACTAATACGGTCACGATGACGATTGATGGTGCGCCAACTTCAATTGCAGGTAATTTCGCAACTAAGGTTGCATCGCTTGGTTGGGAGCTTATGTATGAACAGGCAAACATTCATATTTATCAGTTTAAGCATATTGATAATACAGACATGTATGCGCGTTTATGCTTTCAAACAAATTTAACAGCTCGAAATGTAGTGAGTGTTTGTATTGGCAAGACATTTGATGTTGTAACTGGGTTTATAACTGATGAATTTTCACTAGCAGAAACAAGACAAATTGCAACTCCAACAACTGGAACCAAGTGGGAGTTTCAGCTCTATCCAGGTGGCTCAGACAACAACTCAACATATAGTGTAGGTTACCCAGTATATGGCAAAGCTATGTGTGTTGGCAGTTTGTATCACATGGTTTTGATGACAAATCTTGACTCAGGACAAGGACGAGTTAATGCAATTTTTCCGCATAGTGGTGTTGATTACGTTTCTGTGGACTATCCCGTCTTATTAGCAGAAGACTCAGGCCCATCTTCATCAAACACATGGAATTTCAATCAAAATAATACTGGTCGAGTATTTGTTGGAAATATACGTTGTAGATTAGGTGTGTCTTCAAGCGGAAATTTTTCTGACTTGCTTTCAACAACAGAAGTCCCCGCAACCTAATTCTTATCAAGTTTAGTCCAGCCATTTAATATCACCACTGCAATACAATTACCTGTTTATGAATTTAGCTCATCTCAGAAAATTGGTTACGCTTATGGTGTGTATCGCTGTCTTTATGCAACATCAAATCGACCATCAACCGATAGAGCACAAAGCCCAGCAGTCCTAAATGGCGAAAATGCAGAGCTGATTCCGACTGGTAATTTTGGCAACGATCCGTATTTTTACATTTCTGCCCCACTGGAGGAGGTGATACTTGATTAAGTTGCATCGTGTTTTTTTTGGTGGATACCGTGCAGATGTAATCCGCTTAAAAGCAAAAGGATATACTATAACTCGATCAGTGCGGGTGCTTACAGCTACAAATATCAATCACGGTAGGGGGATGATTAAAGGCATAACCAAAAAAGTAGGTGCTAATTACTCACCAGTACCTGTTTGTGTATTTCGCCGCGACAACCGTCAATTGCTCTGGGAAATCAAATCTAAAGCTGATGGCTCTTATGCATTTAGAAACATTGCCGTAGGGCTTGAGTGCTTTGTAGTGGCTTTTGATCCGAGCAATCAATACAACGCAGTCATTCAGGATAAGGTAGTCGCAAAATGAGTAAAACATCAGTCAAAGCACGGCTTGCCATGATTCAAGCCTTTGCAAATTTTATGGATAACGGTGGCCAAAGTGCTACCGTTATTTTTTATGAAGGTGTGCAGCCTGCTAGTCCTGCGGTTGCAGCAGACTTAGGCAATGCGCTTGTGACGCTAACTTTTCCAGAGCCATGTATTAAAGAAACTACGGCTACCTATGTTGAGTTTCACCCAACCGACACAGCCACTGTAATTAAGGCGGGTACTGCAACATGGGCGCGTATCTATAATGGTGCAGGTGAAGTTGCTGCTGATCTGATGGTAGGTGTAGATATTAGCCTGGCTAATACTAATCTCGCGCTTGGTGGCACGTTGTCAGTCACCTCGATAAAACTCAGACCTTAATTTTAAAAGGGTGCTCATGTGGATTTTAAAAATAAGCTCGGCACCGTTGATTCGCACAATCTCAACCTAAACTTCAAGCCAGATAATACTGACAGCCACAATGTCATTCTGAATTTTGAGCATCTGGCGAATGGCACAACCAATCTTAATTTTGGCGATGATGTTACAGCTGCAATCGATACAGTACTCGATGCTGAGTTTACATTTGATGTTACAGCGGTCTATGCCGACAGTGGTGCAAATACTGCAGTCATCGATACAGTGCTTGATACTGGATTTAGCTTTGATGTAGTTGCTGTATTTAGTGAAAACACTGATGTTATTGGCCAGATCGATACGATTTTAGATACCAATTTTAGCTTTGAGGTCGAAGCGGTATTTAGTGAAAACCTGTGCACGATTGATACGGTTTTAGATACTGAGTTTCAATTTGAGGTTAAAGCGCTATTCGATATCAATCACTTGGTGGGTGTGTCTTATGGTTTTGACATGCGATATCAGAAGGCGATTGCATGCCTAAGTGTCACAGAAATCCCGTGGGCTAAACCAATATTAAGAGTCTCGAATGAGGCTCTTTTTTATGATCAAGGCTTGGTAGTTTCGAATCAGGCAAATATTCAGTATGAGCAGGCAGGGTCATTAACCCGGGCGATTAGATCCTTGCATGAACAGGCAACCAGTTTAAGTTCGGATGCGTATGTCATCTGGGAGGAGGGTGATAAGCGCTTTATCCATCAGCGCTATCTGCATGAAGAAACGATCAGACTGCGCCATAACCGTGAAACAGTCTGGCAGGAAATGATTCGCCGTCGCAAGACTTTTACTTATTCACATGAGGTGGCGCAAGTCTTTGAGCACCGCTTTTCATTTGAGTGGGATAAAAGCCTTGAGATTATCACCAAGTCGGATTTGCCCTGGGATCAAGCCAAAGCGATCCATTATCGCAAGCATCCGGTTTTACCTTGGCCAAAGCCCGAAAGACCTAAATATGAGGGCACTGGTGATTTAAATTTTATCTGCTTATGTCATGACGTTGATTCGCACAACGTTGTTTTAAATTTTGGTGCAGATGACTGTATTCCAGCACTGCCAAAAAGGAACTGGTGGTATATCGTGAACACATTAATAGCCGAGCGATTGGATACCGGCGAGAAAATCAAAGTCATGGATGGCACCTATAGCACCAGTCGGTCGCAATGGTGCTGGACTTATTCCATCACAGTGGCTCACACCGAAAAAGAAAAGCTACAGCCGATCGATGGTCAGCCGGTGATTCTCAAGGTCATGATCAATGGATTTGAGCATCATGTCTTGCTTGAAGATCCAGAGGAAACCCGACGTTTTGCCAGTGTTTTATACACTTACCCGGGGCGAAGCGTTACAGCGTTGAATTCAGATAAATACGGACCGACACGCTCATTTATCCAGGACAATGAACGAACCTCTGTTCAACTGATTCAGGCTGAACTGGATCGAGCGAATAGCGGTACCAGTTTGGATTGGAAGCTGATTGATGAACTGGGCTGGATCGTGCCTACTGAAAGCCTGAGTTATGCCGAGCTTGCTCCAATTGATGCAATCAAACAGGTCGTTGATGCAGGCGGTGGTTTTATCTATAGCCAGAAAGCAGGAAATACGCTGACTATCTTGCCCCGGTATCAGAAAGGCTATTGGGATGCATTGACGGTGGATGATTACGACATTCTGTTATCTGAAAGCCTAGTGATGCAGCAGAACATCAAACAGAATGATGAGTATATCGCCGACTTTAATGCCATCACTGTGGTGAATAGTCGAAGTGGTGAGAGCTTGAAAGTACAGCAGCGGGGTACTTCTGGTGATGTGCCTTTAGAAACAGTCACTGGTCCATTATTTAATGTAGTGTCAGGTGCGAGTTACGGTAAAAATGAACTAGTGAAAGCCAATATTCAGGAATTACATACTTTCTCAGATATTCCGGTCAGTCAGGAAATTGGCGAGATGCTACCGGGTAAAACGATTGCCTTTAATGGTCAGTGGTGGGGTGTAATTGATGGAGTGAGTGGCAGCTTCTCACATGAAAAGGTCAATGAAACCATTACTGTGGAGCGTATCAGTCGTGACCAATCCTTTATTTGAATTGCGCAAGCTTTTAAACCCAACTTTCGCAGAATATATCGGCACCATCACATCGGTTAAGCACCCAGAATACCGGGTACAGATTGATGGTGGATCCGGTCCAGTATTATGCACATCTGGCACAGCTTATAACCTGGGTGCCAGAGTATTTGTTTCCAATCAGGTGATTTTAAGGCCAGCACCAACTGGTCAGCATTCAGAAATTGAAGTTTAAGTAAAAAATACCAATCGCACCCAACCGGGTGCTTTTTTATTGCCAAAAAATAGGGGTATGTATGACTAAAGGGGATGTATATGGACTTTCTTAGTCAAGTATTGGAAAGCATAAAGAGTCATTCACACATCCTTTTTACAGGTGTGCTGGGTGCAACTTTTGGCTTTCTATTAAGCAAGGAGCCGACCCGGGATCGCTGGATAGGATTCTTTGCCGGCTTCATTTTATGTGTGGTCTTTGCTAAACCGGCAAGTTTATTTCTTGCTAGCGGTAACTACCCAGAACTATTTGGTTTCATTCTGGGCGCTGCTGGTAAAAGTACAGCTGAAGCATTGCTGAGTTTGGCTCGATCAAGAGTTCTTGGTTTAGTCAAAAAGGAGAATGAAGATGCTGCTAATTATAAGTAAGACGGCATTGGTATTGTTTATATTTTCGTTTGCAATCATGGCATTTCATCCAAAAATCCAGCTCCCAAAACACATCGATTTTCTATTGGTGTTGTCGATCCTTTTTGGAGCCGCACTTTTTGTTAAAGATGAGTATTCGCCAAGTCCGGCCGGAACCCTTTTTTACACTACAGTAAGTATTTTATTCGCACTATTTACCCGACAACTCTATATTTGGGGTAAGGGTGGTGCACGTCCTAAATTTTTTAATACGGATAAAGATGGTGACAACCCATGAAACATATTTTTGATTTCTTGCGAAAGATTAGCGGCGGCAAACTCACCCAGAAACAGGTTGATGCTGCTGACAAACTGATTGCAACTGCTTACGATGATGTCACCAGTATGCTGGGTATCGCTACGGATGAAATGAGCATCAGCCCAAGTGGTATTGATCTGATCCGTAATTTTGAAAGCCTACGGCTCAATGCCTACGATGATGGCGTGGGGGTATGGACCATTGGTTATGGCACCACAAAATACCTAAATGGTATTCGTGTCAAAAAAGGGGATACCTGCACACTGGAACAAGCCAAAAGCTACATGCAACATGACTTGAAAAAATTCGAGCAAACCGTCAATAGCGCAGTCAATGTTCCGATCAATCAGAATCAGTTTGATGCCTTGGTTTCATTGGCCTATAACATTGGACCTACCGCATTTGAAGAATCCACTTTGGTCAAAAGGCTGAATGAGAAAAATTATAAGGCGGCAGCTGATCAATTTGGCTTATGGGTAAATGCTCGTGGCAAACGCCTGCAAGGTCTGGTGAATCGCAGGAAAATTGAAATGGAGTTATTTTTAAAATGACTCTAAATCTATTATGGAAATACAAACATTGGATCGCAATTGCGGTCTTTTTCTTTTTATGGCTAGGGCAAGTTGCTTACACCAATCACTTAAGCGGAAAGCTGCGCAAGGCTGGTGAACAATGCACAGTAAAAATTCAAGAGATAGAACAAAAACATCTCAAGGCTCTGGCTGAAAAACAAAATCAAATTAACCAGATGAGTTCCGATTATGAAGCAACAAGATCAGAGCAACGTGTGCAGGTCGAAACGGTTACACGTGAAGTGCAAAAGATCATTGATCGTCCTGTGTATCTCAACCATTGCTTTGATGATGATGGCGTGTCAGCCATCAACTCACTTATCACCAGTGATACCAGCAAACCTCCTTGAGCCCTGTCCTGATTTGCAAAAGCTGGAATCAGGGCAGGGTAAGGTTGCTTTAGTCTGGTCTATTGATGTAGTGGCTAAATATAACGACTGCAAAGCGCGTCATGCTGCAATTGTGAAAACCATTAGATAAAACTGAATGATTCACCAGAAAGCAATATTCCAATAAAATAGATAAATGCCTTCATTTGAGGGCATTGTTTATCATTAAAATAAGTAATTAGTTGTTAATTAATCCTCAGGATCCCCTCCCAACTAAAATAGTTCTGAGTCAGATTTTGTCTGGCCATTGCCCATGCTCGACCATGCATTTTGCATGGACCAATTGCTATTTTCTTATCTCCAAATCTCACCTTAACCTGTTCAAGGGCAGATTGAAGTTTCTCATTCTTCTCTATTTGAGTACTATCAGATAGAAGGTCATATATGTATGTCGATTTTGGCTCAATTGCAGTCAAAATTACACCGCATTTCTTAAACTCGATTCCTTCTTGAAACAGCTCATTCATTCGCTTCATTACAGCCCGGTTCATGACGGCAGCACAATCAGTCGGCTCAGCAAATCCGATATTGATCGACTTGTTATAGAAAGGCCTGCTCTTGTCAAAAGGATTGGACTGGGCAAAAGCAATCACACAACCACAAAGAGATTCATCTTCTCTTAACCGCTTAACAGCATTCTGTAGGTAATCACTCATTGCCTCAGATAATGATTCAATATCGGTTACCTGTGCGCCAAATGAGCGTGATGAAATAATTTGCTTCTTGGTTGGCGCAGCCTGCTCAAGTTCGATACATGAAATCCCTTGCAGCTCCATGACAGTCCTCTGCATCACCACAGAAAATAGTTTTCCCATTTGATGTGAATTAGACCTAGCTAAATTAAGAACAGTATTAACACCTAAGCTTTTTAGTTTTTTACTATGCTGACGACCCACTCCCCAAACTTCGGAGACATCAATCAGACTAGAAAAATAATCACGATGTTTAGGATCCATAGAAACCAGATCACAAACACCATTGAAGCGTTTTGCTTTTTTAGCCATATGATTGGCAAGCTTTGCTTCGGTCTTTGATCGACCAATACCGACACAAACCGGTAATCCGATCCACTGCAAGATCCGCTGTCGCATATTTTGCGCATATTCAACCAGGTCATAATTTTCAGAATAGGCAGTAAGCCTTAAAAAGCACTCATCAATCGAATAAACTTCCTGCTCACCTGGCGCCACGTAATCAGCCAGAATCGAATGGAAACGTTGAGACATTTCAGCATACAAAGCATAGTTACTCGAAAGTACCTGTACATTATGTTTTTCGACAATATCCCTAACCTGGAATAGGGGAACACCCATCTTAATACCAAGATCTTTTGCTTCTTGGGAACGTGCAACTGCACAGCCGTCGTTATTTGAAAGAACAATGACCGGCACATCTTTAAGTTTAGGATTAAATAGGCGCTCACAGCTTACATAGCAATTATTTACATCAATGAGCGCGTATATTTCATTGTTATAGCTCACCTGAATTTCTTGATTACATTTGTGACTACACCCCAGATTTCAAATTGCTGACCTTCTTGGGGATGAATATCTGGATAACCCTCATTTTCAGCTTTCAACCAGCAACCTTTCGCATCAATAATTAGCCGTTTCACTGTCAATTCATTATCGATACTGGCAATCACAATATCTCTATGCCTAGCCTGAATACTGCGATCTACAACCAAGGCGTCATTAATATCAATTCCTGCATTTAGCATAGAAAGAGAATCCGCACGAACAATAAAAGTAGCATTCGCATTATTAATGAGGTACTCATTCAGATCGATTTTTTTATCAATATAATCTTGAGCGGGCGAGGGGAATCCAGCTTGAACGCGTTCGGTTGCCAAGGGTATTTCTATTTTTGTGACAGGATCAAACTGACGGATATCACTAATTTCATTTTCTTTTTTAAGAGATTCTAGGTATTCTTTAATATCAAGAATTTTAGATTCAGGCACTCGAATAACTTTAGTCTCTTCAGACTTTTTTCGACCTGCCCCGGCTCGAAAACCCCCATGAGTACTGTTCATAACTTTACGACTCCTTGATTTTTGTAACAATAATCAAGATTGTAAAGACTCGATAAAAATCAAACAAATAAAATAAATCTTTTAAATTCAAAGATGCGTCATAGAGTGACGCAAAATTATGATATTTCGGATGAACGGTTACAGTACTAATTGACTTGGTAAAGACTCTTAGCCAGAGCTGCACAGCTCACTCAATTGCGACGAATGTGAATGTGGGGATATGTGTTGGGGTTATTTAAACCTTCCACCCATCCACAATATCAGCCCAATCCTGCATCATTTTTCTGCGATCTACTAAGTATTTAGCATGGTTATAAGATGCGCGGGTTTTATTCTCATCAGCATGAGCCAGTTGGGTTTCGATCCACTTTTCATCATAGCCAAGTTCATTCAATAGGGTAGATGCCGTGGCCCGAAAATCATGTGCTGTAACGTCATGCATGATGTACTGTAGCGCTCTATTAATTGTAGTAGCTGGCATCATCCCGCCATTATAAACACCTTCAAAAACATATCTCTTACGGCCAGTGAGCTTCTTTTGTTTAAGTAGAAGTTGATAAACCTGCTCAGACATTGGAACCACATGTGTTCTATTTTTCTTGGTCAGTCGCAAGCCTTTTTTCAACTGCTCTCGCGTCTGCTTTTCAAAAGTAATAGTCCTTTCCTCAAAATCAATAAATGACCATTGCAGTCGGCGCACCTCAATTGTGCGAAGCATGGTATAGAACAAAAATAAAATAGAATTTACCGTCGACTCGGCACCACCATAACTATCGATCCGCGCTCTAAATACTTTCCGCTCGGCCAGGCTTAACGGTCTCGCATGCTCTACATCTGGGCGTGCAATAACTTCACGCACCGCATAGGTTGGATCATTCTCAGCTCTTAATGTCGCAATGGCATATCTCATCACAGAGCCAATCTTTTTCCTGTTTTCAATTGCTGTGACTTCACCAGTGCCGCGGTTATCCTGACTCTTAACACGTTTCACTGTATTTTGCATGATCTTCAAAACATCAGCAGAGGTCACATCTTTAATATTTTTATGTCCGATGACTTTGTAGATATCCTTTTCCATTGCCCGATGAAAAGCATCTATATAGGTCTGAGATTTATCCTTTAGTCGATCGGCAGCATATTCCTTTGCGATAGTCTCAAAACTATTTTCATCACAAAGTAATGCGGCTTTTTCTTGTTGGCGATGCACAGCTGGATCAATATTGTTTGCAAGCAGTGATTTGATTTCGTCTTGCTTTTGACGTGCCTCTGCTAAGCTTACGATAGGATATTCACCAAGACTGATCATTGAGGCTTTTCCTGCATAACGATAGCGTACGCGCCAAAGCTTTGTACCGGTAGAGCGAACCTCAATACATAGTCCGCCTTGGTCAGCAATACGGTATGCTTTTTCCATTGGTTTTAGTTTTTTTAGCTTGGTATCGTTAAGCAT